CATTATTATTTCCAGTGCTATTAGCATCTAAGGAATCAGTACCCATCGCTACGTTGGCCGTTCCTGTAGTATTGTCTCCTAAAGCGTCATATCCTACTGCTGTATTATTACTTGCTGTAGTGTTTGTTCTTAATGCTTGACTACCAACTGCTACATTTTGTACGCCAGTTGTATTTGCAAATAAAGCAGATCTACCAATCGCAGTAATATTAGCTGCTGAAGTATTAGTCTTAGCTGCTTCTGTACCGACTACTGTGTTGTCTTGTCCAGTTGTGTTTGCTGTTAAAGCATTTCTTCCTACAGCAGTATTATTTGAAGCTGTAGTATTTGCATCTAAAGCACCAGAACCCACAGCCGTATTATTTGTTCCTGTCGTATTTGCAAATAAAGCTGCACTACCAATTCCTGTATTATCACTCGCAGTAGTATTTGAGCCTAAAGCACTCGAACCAACTCCAGTGTTACCTGCTCCAGTTGTGTTTGATAGTAAAGAATGATAACCAGCACCTACGTTATTACTTGCTGTTGTATTACTAAATAATGAACCAGTACCAAAAGCTACGTTTTGTGCGCCTGTAGTATTTCCTTTTAAGGTATCAGCCCCAATTGCAGCATTATTACTTGCAGTTGTGTTGAATTGTAAAGCATGTGCTCCACAAGCAACATTACCTCCTCCTGTTGTGTTTCCAGCTAAAGCTTGAAGTCCACAAGAAACATTAAAATTACCAGAAGTATTTGTTGTTAAAGCTTCAAAACCAATAGCAGTATTACTTCCACCAGTAACAGCAGCATCTAAAGCACTTTCTCCAAGAACAGTATTACCAGCAACAGAGTTTGCACCTTTACCAACACTTATTGAGTTTATGGTTGCATCTTTAGAAGTAACTGTTAATCCATTTCCATCTATATTTACTATTTCAGTTGCGTTAGATACAAATCCAATATCGCCTGATCCTTTTTTATACAGGCCAGTGTCATCGTCGTTTGTGAAGGTTATGGATGGAGCACCTATTGATCCGTCAGGGAATGTTCCTCCTGCATTTAAATAATCAGCTGTAGCATATATTATTCCAAAAAAAGCATGCCCTCCAGTTGGAGCAGAGCTAAAAACTATATTATTCCCTGTAAGTGTAAATCCTGAAGAGCCAGTAGGATCTGGTTCTTGTATTACACCATTTACTGATATTAAAACTTGTTGAGGTGTTTTAGGGAAAGGAACTGGTGTTGATCCAGCAACTAATAACGCAAAGGAAGTAGTACTACCATTAAAGCTACTACTTATGTCATCTATTAATCTGTAGTCATCAGCAGACCTGATGTTATTTCCAATATATGGCATAACTAATTAGCTAAATCCTTACTAAATACTGTATTTATTTTACTTTTACTAATTTTTTAAATTTTATGTATTAGGACCGTCAGTAGATGGTATAGTAGGCCAAACAATTGTTTTTAAAGACTTATTTTTATATTTTTGTGGTAAATCTCTTAGATTCTGTCGATATGCAGACCATTGAGATTGATCTACTGTCGAACCTGGGGTCATCGTCCAATCAGAAGATTTTAGTAAATAATTTCGTTTTTTTCTAATATTTTCCCAATTTTCATCATTTAATTCTAGAATTTTTTCATCATTTATTTTTTCAGCTAGTAAATCAACTTCGGATTTTAATTTATTAAAATTAGCTAATAAATTAACAAGATCATTATTTTGTGTTAAACCCATTTTATGTCTGTTCTAAATAACTGATAGCAACATCACAAGAGTTAGAAGTATCTGTTCTGACTCTCAAAACATCACTTGACTCCATAATAATTTTTGAGCCACTTATAATTTCAAGTGAAGATCCAGCAGGGATAGGTGCATTCCTTAATAAAAACACGTCATCACCTGAACTAGTTACTAAAAATACGTCTGCATCAGTACTAGCACCTGTTTTGTTTGAAACTAAAATACTTAGAAGAACTAATGTAGCAGAGCCTCCAGCTGTCAAAACATTTGCGTTTGAGCTTGTATGAGCATCAGTAACAACACTAGATTTGGTGTCAATTTTAAAGGTGTTTGCCATATTAGCCTAAAGCGAGAATAAGAGCGAGTTGATCAGAGAAGTTGGTATTATCTGCAGTTAATGTGCCACTGACTGTGACATTACCTGGAATTGTGACTGCTCCGTTAGAATCTATTGTAAGACGTGCAACTCCTGCGGTAGCAAGAGCTAAACTGCCAGTAGAAGGACTTATCAATCCAGTACCTACATCATTAGCAAATTTTATTGCACAATTTGTTGGACTACCTACAGGTAAAGCAGAATTAGATCCATCGGCTCTTAAAACTGGAAATCCTCCAGCTGTTATCGAGTCATGGATAACAACAGTTCGTAGAGAAGTATCAACAGTAACTTCTCCCTCAGCTCCTCTAAAAAGTTGATGTTCAGCTGTAGTGCCTCTTCTAAATTGGACTTGGGTGCTCATAATACTATCCTAAAGCCACTGCTATTGCAGTAGCAAAACTTTCAGTGCTAATTGTTCCATTCGCATCAGGAACAGTCATGGTTCGAGTTGTACTACCAGATATTCCTGAACATTCGAAAGCCAATTGTTTTGTGTTGTCTGAATTATCTCTTATTCTAAAACCATTATCATTAGTAACTACGGCACTAGACGTTATAGAAGATAATCCAGTAATTGTTGTAGCACTACTTCCAAGAGCTATCCCAGTACTTCCTACTGTAATTGTGCTATTTGCTAACTGAGAGTTAGGTATCGCATTCGTGCCAAACTCTCCTGTCCCAGAGTTATAAGTTAATCCAGAACCACTTGCTACACTTAAAGAATTTAAAAGGGCAACTGTACCTGTAGAGTCTGGAAAAGTAATTGTCCTATCAGCGGTTGGATTCGTAACTGTCAAAACTGTTTCATTAGCATCTGCTCCACTTCCTTCAAAAAGTATATTTCCACTTCCTAAAGTTATGGAATTAGCAGCGTCTGCAGAACCAGAGATTATGGTGGTCCCGACTAAAGTTGTTGAAGTTAAAGAAGATAGTCCGGTAAAAGTTGTAGCTGTTCCTCCTAAACTTATAGAGGTAGATCCTATAGTTACCGAAGAATTTGCTAGATTACTATTAGCAATTGAAGAGGCTGTGGAAAGTAAAGTACCTGTCTCGTTAGGTAATGTAAGAGTTTTGTCTGAACCTGTAGCATCTGCAGCTGTCAATATTAATTCATTCGCGTCAGCTGTTGATCCTTCAAATGAAATATTGCCACCCGCTATAGCAATAGAATTTGCAGCATCAGCTACACCTGAAATTAGAGTGGTGGAAGCTAAAGAAGTTAAACCTGTGAAAGTTCCTTGAGTAGCTCCTAAAGAAACACTTGTACCTCCAATTGTTATAGCTGAGTTTGCTAGTTGACCGTTAGGTATTGCAGATGTACCAAACTCTCCCGTTCCAGAGTTGTAAGTCAAACCGGAACCACTGGCAACACTAAGATGTGCTCTTGCCTCAGAAGCAGATGGTCCTGTGTATGTTATGACACCTGTTGAATTGTTGTATGCAAGACTTCCATCTCCTCCACTATCTGTTACAGATATAGAACCTCTTGATCTTGCATTAGTAAAATATTGATTAGAACCTTCACTTAAATCTGATGTACTATTTCCAGCAAAATCTAATTTATCAGAAGAAGAGTTTAACTCCTGAAATAATCCAGAAACTAATACAAGTGATTTTCTTGTTGCCATCTTATATTCTTATTAGTTCAATAAATTAAGTAATGAACTACATACGTATAATTATTTTACCGCCCCTAAAGTTATCAACTCAGTAATATTTCCGGTTCTACCTTAACAATAAATTGTGCAGAAGTACCCGCTTCACCTACAGGAACTACAAAATGTCCTGCAGTTGTTGAAGGTGTTTCTCTAATTGCACCTGCACTTAAATGAGATAAAAAATAAATATTACCTGCATTTAAACCTGATGTTGCAATTAAACCTCTAACAATTGCTCTAACAGTAGATCCAGCACTTACAGTAGTTTCTGCAAAACCGGCAACGTGTGCTTTTTCTCTAGTATCATTAGCAATCGCTTTTCCTAATTTTCCATCGCTAGTTCTACAAAACAAAGCATCTCCTTGAGTTACGTCCTCGAACACCTCTGCATCGTATGCAGCAATCTTAGTAACTACAGGCTTAACACCTCCCATAGTAAGACGAAAATCTTGTAAAGATCCAACAAAACCTTCATAGTTAGGAGAATAAGGTTGATTATTTACAATATTTGTACTCATTATGCTAATAAAATTGGAGGTTCTGGTTGTATAGCAAACTCTGTGGTTGAAACACTTTCTCCTAACCTCACAACCGCTTGACCAGAACTAGAAGGTGCTGTTGTAGTAATAGCACCCGCTGTGCTTGGGGATAGAAAATGTAAATCACCTGCATTTAATCCACTCATTGTTTTTAAACCTATAACTATTACTTTTACAGTAGAATTAATATTTGCACTTTCGCGAGCAAAACCAACTACATTTGCATTTTCTAAAGTTCCATCAGCAGCACTAGCTTTGCCAACTTTTCCATCGGAAGTTCTTATAAATAATGCATCATTTTCTGAAACTGCCTCAAAAGATGTTGCGTCAAAACCTACTTGTAAAGGTGCAAAAGTAGGAAAACCTTCTTTTAAATCAATAATTGCATCAGTAAGCCCTCTAAAATTAGGTTCGTAAGGAGAACGAGTCATCGTAAAATCATTACCAGTCATAAGATCAACTAGTACTGTTATTGCTCCTTCTATATTTGGTTCGTAACCTGTTGCCATAAGAAACTCCTACTATTTAATATTTTAATTTGTAAACTCCTATAGAATAGTAATAGGGAGAAATTTCACAATGGAACCACAACTAATTGCCGCAATTATTTCAGGTAGTATTGGAGCTTTTGCTGGTATCAGTAGAGCCTTGGGAAATTTTAATAAAAAATTAGACAAAAGATTTGAAAATATAGAGACTAATGTTGATAGACTTAGAAATGAAGTGATACATGATTACGTTTTGAAAGAAGATTTTTTAAGAGAAATGCAAGCTGTCCATACAAAACTGGACAGAATATTAGATCATTTATTAAGTAAATAATTAAACGTTAATCCAAGAATTACTAGATTGAACATACATTATTAATTGATTAGCATTCGTGTCATAATGTAGCTGACCATTTACAGCATTAGCTGGTTGTCCAGAACCTATAGATACAACAGCTTTTACAGTTTGCCAAGCAGCACCATCATATACTTCAAAAATTTGAGTACTAGAAGTATTTAACCATGTTTCTCCTTTACTAAAACTAGTAAATCCTGCAGGTGAAGTATTTGGTAATGTAGTCCCTACATGAACAGGACCAACCTTTATTAAACCTGTATTAGGTGAAGCAGTATTATCAGCAAAAAATAAACCTGGAGATCCTGAATTATTATTCAGAGCTAACTCTCCCTCACCTAATCTAATAGGAAAAGGTCTATCACTTAAAGTACTAGATCTTCGAGTTTGGATTTGTACAGCCATAATTAACTATTTATATAAAGTCCACCATCTACAACTGTATCTTGTGCAGTCTCAGGACTAAAGGTTCCAGCATCTAAATTACTAGTATTAATTTCAGCTTCAAGTTTTTCTCCATTTAAATATTCTCCTGCCTGTAAAAATCCTGTTTCAAACGAATCAACAAACTCTCCTAATGGCCTATTAACAATTCCAAATTTCACATCATCTAATGTTGTAGGAGATTTATTAAAAAGTTTATTAACCATTGCAATTAATCTATTAGTTATATTTAAAGGATTGCCTGATCTATTTAAATTACCCTTCTCATCTCTTTTAATACTGTCAGTAAGATTCATCGCAATTACTGAAGGATCAAAATTAGCAATATTTTGAGGTAAATTAAAATTACCAATTATATTTTTATTACCCTCCCACTTTGTTGTTCGATTATATAAAGCAAAAACTTCTGCTGATTCTCTAAGTTTTTGTTGTTCTTTAGCCCAAACTTTTTCCCAATGTTTTAGACCTCTACCAATTGGTTTATCATTAGGTTCTAAAAGCCAAGCGTTTACATATTCATGTTTTTTTAAATTCTCTACGGTAACATAACCACTAGTATTTAATTCAAATGGATAAACCACAGTAAATTGATTTGGATTAGGAACATCTGTAATTGTATATTCACCTGAGATTGCATTTCCACTTGTAAAAGTTAATTGAACTTTCGTATTTTTTTCTAAACCATGATTCTCAAAATCAACAATAATATTAATATCTGTAATTTCATATTTTGCTGCTAGTTTCAAAGGTTCATTCCCTTCATCATGTACTAAAGACCACATGGCTGCGTATATATGTTTACACCATCTAAGTTGATGATATTGAAGATTTTGAAATGAATCCTGTCTTTTATCTTCATATTCAGGTAATTGATAAAAATTATTTATTGTGACATAACCTAAATCTCTAAAAACACCTGGGTCATCTCTTCTATCACTTAAACTTCCGTCGTTTTCAATAACATTTCCTGGTTTTACATCTCGAATAGAAGTTACCGGAAATCTTCTATTATTTAAATTACTAAATAAATCATAACTATCACGTCTAGAAAAATCTTGGCAAGAGCAATTCCACCTTAATTCTGTAGATAAAAATCTTCCTACAGCAAATCCTCGATGAGCCGGTACAGTTGTTTTAGCAATTGTATCTACAGTTTTTGCTCCATAACTATCTTTTTTCTCAAAAATTATTTCATTAGTGCTTGTATCGGAACCAGTCACGGTATATCCTACATAATCATCGTACCTAAAACCTTTTATTAAACGAAATAAAGTCAAATTACCTGAAGTAGTTCCTGTAGTAAGAGTTCTTACTGTAAATTGAGTTGCACTTAATACCGTAATAGTATATCTACCCGAAGGAACATTACCACTTGATACATCTAGAAAGACTTTGTTATCACTAGAAAGACCGTGATTAGAACTACAAGTTACAGTAACTGTTGAACCAGATCTAGAATAAGTAGATGCAACTCCAGGATCTCTTTCAATAATCCTATCGGTCATTCGTTCATCAGTTAAAAAGCCTACCTCTGTAGGTAAGCTTTGTAATTTAACTCTTACAAATCTCCATCTTGTATCATTAAATGCTGTTGAATTATG